TTACAGTAGTGAACGGTCTGTTGCAGTTCCTCCTCTGTAAGCGGTCTGTCGAGGTCGAATGACACCTCCGTTTCTTGAATATCCATTCCCATGTGACCCTCGATAGCCTTGAGGGATAGACCCAACTGAACATCGTCTCGAATGTCCACATTGTTGAAACGGAAGTAAAATGCCTTGAGCGGTGCATATTCCCAACCGCGACCGCCGCCGATGAGGAAATCGTTGAGTCGCTTGATTTCCTGCGGAGAAAAATCGTTTGCGGCGGCTTTAATGATGAATTGGTCGTAGTGTTTGGAGTTAAATCCAACATAGATACCATCGTCATACAGGCACTCTCTGAGAGCTTCGCTGTCGTTGTGAATGGCCGTATGCGTCCCCGTTTCCACATCTTTGAACACTACAATCCAGTCAAAGGCGAAAACCTCAACATCGTATACAATCAGTCTCATACGCACCCTCCACAACAACCGTAAGGAATATTCTCATTGATGCATTCCTCGATTTCCTTTCGGAGCGGTTCTAAATCTTCCGGGAGGTCGATAGACCATCTTCCGGTCTCAATGTGTGCGTCCCAGTCATTGTTAAACCAAACACCACCACCGGATTGTAAACAGTGACGAGGAAACTCTCGCACCTGTCCGTTGATTTTCAAAACCAACTGCCCTGAGCATAAGTTCGGGTATGCACCGTCATAGGAAACAAATTCAACCATGTTTCACCTTCCTCCCGTCGCAAAGTAACAACCGTTCTTTCGGTAGGTCGTACACCGCTTTTTATAGGACTTCACGAGATATGGAATGTTGTCTACAAAGTCATAGGCGATAGCGTTCTCTTTACCTGCAAAGGTACGGGCGATTCTGCCGATACTCTGTGTGATAACCGCGTAATCGTTCTTGGGTGTTGCCAAGAACAACCGCTCCAACCGAGGAATATCCAACCCCTCTTTTGCGAGGGAGTAAGTAGCGAACAGGTACTTCTTTTTACCGCTTCGCATATCCTCAATAGCAAGTTCTCGTTCAGCCTTTCCTTTTTTTGTTGTCATATTGCCGCTCACCATTACGGCATTTTCCCTCATGCTTCGAGGGAGAGCGTTCATAAGCCGTTCAAGGTGTTCCAGTCTGTCGGACAGAATAAGACAGGAATGGTCTGCTTCCGATACAATCCATGACGCTATGAACGCTATGCGGTAATTGTCGTTACAAAGGTAGGTAATGAGCTTGGTGTAGTTCAGCGTACCGTCTGAGTTCAGACATTCGCGGCTGATTTCCACGCCTGTCCCAACAGGGGTAATACCTACTTTCATAATCTTGTCTCCAACGGCTTCATCGGGAACGGTGTAAACCACATGACCGAGTAGGGCATAAGTAGCTTCAATCATTCCGTCCGAGCGGTGTACCGTAGCGGAGAGACCGATTTTATGTCGTGCCGACAAGCTGTTCAGAACCTTGTAGAACTGCGTCATAGCGGTAGGTGTTCCCGCTACGCGGTGGCACTCGTCCACGATAATCACATCAAAGAAATCCTTGTACTGTACGAGGTCGAGCTTGCACATCGTTTGGATAGTGGCAAATGTGATACCCTTACCGATATTGACCTTACCCTCTGTGATAGTTCCGATGAGGTCTGAGTCCATATACATTTCGGCACGAGCCTTACTCTGCCGGAGCAGGTCGAGTGTGTGGGTGAGCCACAGGGCGCGCTTTCCGAACCGCTTTACAAGGGCAATCCCCATCTGCGTTTTCCCGCTACCTGCCGCGCTCTGCAAGATACCGTATTTCGCGGCGTACAGAGCGTCCACAGCGGTCTTTTGGTAATCGTAGAGTGGAATATCCACCCCGCCATAAGACACGCTCACAGGGATAGAAAACGCGCTCTGAAAGGTGCTTTCTTTTGCGATACATTCCGGCAGGTTTCGGAGCGTCCCAAAGGGAAGAACCAAGGTGTTGCCGCGCGTCTCGTACAGGGTCAGCGTTGCGGGGGTATTTCCGAGCCAAAAGTGCATACGGGCTTTCTTGGTATATTCGGGGTTCGTAATCGTGAGGTTGCGTTTGCACCACATCAATGCGTCCTGCGTGGGGTTCTCGATGGTGAGGACATTTGATACAGTTACATTCATGTTGCAACACCCCGCCTTAACCATTCCTCAAGGGTTTCAGCATATTCGGTGAACCATTCTTCGGAGAGATTTGCTTTATCGGCAAGGTCAAACTGCCAAAGCTCTACCATGTAAATGTTCTTGGTGAACTTTACTGCAAACCAACCAGTACCGTTTCCACTATCGTCCCATAGCTTCATCGACATTCGCTGATTGTCCTCAATGCGGGACAGACGGAACACTTTGCCGGAACATACTTTGCAGTCAATGAGAAACGGTGTCCCGTTTTTTACTGCGATAACATCTGCGGGTTGTCCCGCCGCGTTCTGTGCGAGGTTGTGAACCCAATAGCCGTTTTGGAACAGCTTCTCGCAAAACTCAGCTTCAAAGCCGTTGCCGATTTTCTTGTTACTCACGGCACACCTCCCGAATATTCTCCAATTTTTCACGGAGGTCTTCGTTCTGTACGGTAAGCTCGTCAATCTGTCCGTTGTAGGAATCCTCGATTTCTTCAATCACATCACGGAAATACTGAACCGCTTCGTACCCCATGTACCGTTCGAGTAGATATTCAAAATCCTGTCGATTGAACAGGGTTTCAACTTTTTTATCCAACAGTTCAATTACTCTTGGCATTTTGAAGCACCTCCTCGTAATTTTGCATGAGACCGAGAATCGTGTTGGAATAGGCAATTTCCTTGACCCCGTTCTCCCATGCTTTTCTTGCGCCGTAGTCACCCATGTTGTAAGCCATAAGAGCTTTCGTGAGGTCTCCGTCATAACGGCTGACATACGACCCGATGATTTTCACGCCGCAGAACACATTCTGATAAGGGTCGAGCATATCCGCACACCGATACTCCTCGTTGAGCCATGTGTGGTTGACCGCGTTGATTTGCATGAGTCCATAATCGTCCGTTTTACTTACAATTTCGGGATTAAATTGACTCTCATGCTCAATCATTGCATAGATGAGTGTTACAGGGACATTTTCATCGGCACACACTTCATAGATGAACCTCTGCAAGCTATGTGAGAGAGGAACATCGAAATAGAAGATGTCCGATGTTTCGGGGAGCTTGTTTGCGCTATATACAGGGACTTCTACGGTCTCCGTGACGGTAACGGTTTTTGTCTTTGCAGGAGCGGTCACTCTGCCGATTCCGAACGCGATAGCCGCAATTACTACAAGGACGATAAGTAATCTTACGAGTCGGTTTCTGTTGACTCGTTTTTTAGTTCTTCTACACTCAGTAGCCATTTTTGATAGTCCTCCTCGTTCTTAGGGTCTTGGTAGAACCGTTCCAAAATCCCCATCAATGGTCTTGCGAGGTCGCTCACCTGTGACTCAGTGAGCTTCAAGTTCAGTGAGGATTCTGTCACATTCATCGAGGACTCGCTTCGCCTTTGGATAGGTATAGACCCCGCGAATAATACTCGACATTTCGGGCGGCTGAACTGTGATACCTCGCTTACGCAGTTCAAGAATCATATCCACCTGCTTTACGCCAAGTGCTTCCATTCGCTTCTGAATCTGACTCATCGAGATTTCCTCCTTTCGTGGTTCTTGAAATCGAAATTGCCATTGACAAAAAGGCGAATTATTGTTATTATTGTTATAGGACTAATCCGCTTCAACTTCCCGAAAATTGCCGTTTTCGAGAGGTCGGTTTCTTATTGTCAATTCGGATATTCCGAACTTCTTGTTCTTAGTATAATTCTTATTATCTGAATTGTCAAGAGGTAAATTCAAAATATCCGAATTATTTTCCGAGGAGGGAACTCTATGACTTTTGCTGAGAACATCAATCGTATCTGTGCCGAGCGTGGCACGAACCTAACCGCCGTTATCAAACAAATAAAAAATGGACAGTCTTCATACACGACTGCCATCAATAAACGAGGTTCTATACCAAACCAAGAGGAGTTGCTTGCTCTCGCCAAAATTCTGCAATGCTCTGTAATGGACTTTTTTGCCGATGAAGAAGACCTCTGCTGTGAGAAAGCTGTACCCGAAAATGAGGACGAGGAGGACATTCTAAAGGTCTATCGTGCATTACCTCGCCGAGCCAAGCATGAGTTCATGGCAATGGTTTATGATTTCGGAGACCGAAAAGAATACGAGGGGGATAAAGCAAACGCTATCGGTTGAGCGCGTCATTCCCATTGAGTTACTTTACCGAAAGCGTGAATTGGAGGTGAGACTACGAAAGCAGTAATCTATGCTCGATATTCGAGCCACAATCAAAGAGAGGAGTCTATAGAGGGTCAGCTCCGAGAGTGCCACGAGTTCGCAATCAAAAATGGATTTACCATCATAAACGAATACATTGACCGCGCCCTTTCCGGCAAAACAGATAATCGTCCGAGCTTTCAGCGTCTCATCAAGGACAGCGAAAAGGGACAGTTTGAAGCGGTAATCATGTACACCCTTGACCGTTTTGCCCGTAACAGATACGACTCTGCTATCTATAAAGCCAAACTGAAAAAGAATGGGGTACGGGTCTATTACGCAAAACAACCCATGCCGGACACGCCGGAGGGCATTATCCTTGAGTCTGTCCTTGAGGGATATGCCGAATATTACTCAGAGAACCTTGCCCGTAACATCAAACGAGGTATCAGAGAGAACGCCCTCCAAGGTCTTGCCACTGGTGGTGCAAACCTCCTGCTTGGCTATACCGTAGGTGAGGACAGAAAGTACGCTGTTGACCCTGTTGGGGCAAAAATCGTGCAGGAGATATTTCAGCTCTACGCTGATGGTATGTCGGCTACCCAAATCATCAACTACTGCAACGAACGAGGGTATAAGACAGCACGAGGTAACGCTTTTAACAAGAACAGTCTCAAGACCATTCTCCGAAACGAGAAATACATCGGCACATACAAGCTCATGGACATTGTTATTCCCGATGGTATGCCCGCTATCATAGACAAGGTACTGTTTGAGAAAGTACAAGATATGCTCAAGCATAATGGGAAAGCGAGGGCAAAGGCGAAAGCCCACGAAAACTATCTGCTGACTACCAAACTGTTCTGCGGTCATTGTGGTAGTCCGATGGTCGGTGAGAGTGGCACATCAAAAACAGGGCAGGTGCATCATTACTATAAATGCACAAAGGCAAAGCGGGAACACGCTTGTAAAAAGAAATCCGAACGAAAAGACTGGATAGAGAAACTGGTAGTCCGCTATACAGTTCGGAATGTGTTGACTGATGAGAATATCGCCCTTATTGCAAAACGGGCTATGGAAATCATCGAAAAAGAATCAGCAGATACCACCTACTTGGACGGTCTCAATGCTGAACTGAAAGATGTTCAGAAAAAAATAAAGAACCTTGTCTCCGCAATAGAGCAAGGTATCATTACTTCTGCTACCAAAGACCGCCTTGACGAACTGGAACAGGAGAAGTCCGATATTGAGGGGCGTATCGCCCGTGAGGAAATGAAAAAACCGCTCTTGAACGAGAACCGCATTAGGTATTGGCTTACTTCGTTCAAGAGCGGGAATGTTGATGATGAGGATTACCAACGGCGCGTGATTGATACATTGGTAAACTCTGTATATGTGTATGACGATGAAGATGGTGGAAAGCGGATTGTGCTAACATTCAATCTTTCGGGCAATAATACCGCTACTCTCACGAGTTCGGATATTGGGTGTTATGCTCCACCAAATAGTGCAAATCCGAACTCTGTGTTCTTCATAAAACACACTTTTGGGTTTGTTTACAGAATAGAGAACGCACGATAGTCGTGCGTTCTTTTTCTATGCCACGGGAGGGGGTCTAAGTAGTCAAAGTAGTTGTTTTTAAGGTTTTGCGTGTAACTTCCTCTAAGTACGCGCGTATTAAGCGAAAGTTTACGCAAAAACCGATTTTTAACTACTTAGACTACTTAGGCGGGGTAAACTTAGCCCTTTTTCAGTTCAAGGACAGCGGACTCAATCAGCTTGTCAATGGTGTCGGAGTCGAGTTTATAACCCTTGCTGTTCAAGTATTCCAGTACATAGGCTTTCTTCTCCGCACCGCGACCCGCGCCGTTGTAAATCATTTCTGCGGCTTCAACGGCAACCTTTGTCCAAGCCTTGATTTTCTCGAACTTTTCAGCGTCCACTTTCTCTTTCAGATAGGGGATAAGGAAAGTGGTAATGACCGCTACGAGCAGGGTGATAACTGCGGAAACAACATTGGTAATGTCAATCATGGTGATACCTCCTCAATAATTTTCGGAAAAATGTGTGTCGTTGGGTGTAACTTTGTTTTGCTTCATCAGCTTTATACGGTTCTCGACCTTTGCCTTAGAGTAATAAAATCCCGTACCCGTGGCAACTTCGGCGGCTACTGACGGTATGAGGTAGGCAAGCGGCGTGAGGTCGAGAGTGCGCCAAATCATTACCATCGTAAAGCCGATAACGACCGTGTTGATGATACCCGCCACAATGAGTATCTTTTTGGAGAACTCTTTCGGCGGCTTTTTCTTTACCCTCCGCATACCGTCAGACCTCCTTTACGCTTTTGTGAAAGTGCTTCGGTCAACCCAACCATAGACCGTACACCCGCCGCCCATATTGACAAGATGGTACGGGTGCTTGCCCTTGGTGTAGATTTGCGTAATCTTTGCCTTACCGCCCTTGCAGGACACCTCTCTGTCGCTGTTAGAGCTTGCGTAGTGGACTTTTCCTGTGAAAGAGACATAATCCCCTACTTGCGGTGTCCACACGCTCTGAGAGAGCGTAGAAGCGGCAGAAACAACACTCAGATACTTTATGTTGATAGGACTGCAAATCGCGTTCTTTCCGTCCTCAGACTTGTCGATAACCGCTCTGTCACCGCTGACCTCACGGACAATCCACTTCTTGTTCTTGACCCAACCGGGAATTGCCTTACCGTTGTAGTAGGTCGCGCCGGAGAGGATTTTGACGGTATCACCTGCCTTGACGGAACTTGTCACAGGGGGCGTAGGCTTGTCCTCCTTGGCAGGTGTGTCAACGGTCGCTCCGAGCCGCTTGTTGACCTCTGCGGCAATCTCCCCGTGACGGTTATACAGATAATCACCGGGGCAAGACTTGTTTGCATAATCCCTGTGAACGGTCATGTTGCAACCGTCCAAGTGGTTCATGCGCTTGTTCTTGTCCGTAGACCATACCAGTTTCTTGATACCGTTACGGCGGCAAATATCGGTTACAAGGTCGAGCATTGCGGCATACGCTTTATCGTTCACCGCATAAGGGTGTTTGGTATCGCTTGCGACCTCGATGGTGATAGCGCGGTTGTCATTCGCCGCACTTGAGGTACACCAAGAGCGGTCTTTTTCCTCGACATACATACCGATTTTGCCATCGTACCCAACACCGTAGTTGGAGCTTGCCTGTCGGGAAGTCGGGGCAAAGACATTGCCGAGGGTTTCCACGGAACACTGCCCTACGACACAATGAATGGTGATGGTGTCGATTTTGTTCTTACGCGGACTCGTCTTGTTAGGCGAAATCCGAGTGTAGCTCACGAGCGGACTGTTACTCATCTTCATCGTCCCCCTTTCCATTGCTCAGTTCGTCCAACATTTCGGGCGTAACTACATCGTGAGTGTTCTTTTCGTCCATAGGTTAATCCTCCTTGTCCTTGAGTGAGAGACGGTCAACCTCTTTCATAACCTTTTCGGCAGTACCGTTTCCACCCAACTTTTTATACGGTAAGTATAAATAATCATGCAGGTTCTCATATTCGTCTTTGGTGATATACCCGCGCTGAATATAACACTCACCGAGATAGCAAATGCGGTCGTGTCCAAGACCTTTCAGCATTTGCCCCTCTGCGCTGTCTTTGGACTTTTTGCTTTGGATAAGACTTGTGAGGAACGCCCAAAAACCTGTGCTTGCGAAGACCGCTCCCACAATACTGATAATCAGTGTGCTTTCAGAAACCATCGGCTTACTCTCCTGTTCTTATAATTATCACTCCGCGTAACCATATTTCTTGAGAACCTCCATGACCTCCGGGGTTAGAACCTTTTTGAGCTGACCGTATGGCAACTTCATAATCTCAGACACAATAATGTCAAGGTCATTGGCTTTCTCATCGGCGGCGTCAATTTCCATTTTTCGCTTGATAGCGGCGATTTCCCATTTACGCATTGTATTTCACCCCCAAAATTTCCAGTGCGGCTTTCATGTCCTGCACAATGCTTGCACTTTCGTTGACCTCAAGCGTTCTGCCAGTGATAAGCCAATCGTTAAGATTGCTTTCGATGTCCTCTCGCAAGCCCTCACGGTCTTTCAAAAAGAAAGTGTACTCATCGTACTCGAACATGGTGACAGAGGTTTCCGTCTGCGGGTCTGTTTCTATGACTTCCTTGATGTTCTCACGCAGTCTGACCTCTACATACCCATCCAACGGCAGGTAAGACTCCATCGACAGGGTTACGGGAGAGACATTTCCTTTTACTCTCATTTCTGACTACCTCCTTTAATTTTCTGATTTTGACTGTATCGTAATATTTCTTTTTCATACCGAGTGAGTCAGTATGCTTGAAACAGGAACACCGTGACAGGAAACCCGCTGCTATACGGAACGATACGACTCCGTTTCGTTTTTGAATTTTCCGAATGTGGCGGCTTTGTCGCATAAGAGCAAGAGCGCGTCTTTTTCGTATGGTCGTGGTTCTGATACCGAAACAGCGACCTACAAAGTCAATCTTTCGCCCTCTACGGTGCTGTTTGCTCTTGCAGTTTCGTTGAATACGAAATAACTGGTAATCGTGCTTTATCTCCAAGCCGAGCTTTCCCACAAACTCCATAACCGCGTACATGGCTTTTCGGAGCTTTCGCTTGTTATTATCAATCAAGACTAAATCATCGGCATAGCGGATATAATAGCGTATACCGAGGGTTTGCTTGATGAAGTAATCCAACGACTGTAGATAAAACTCCGCAAGCCACGGCGAGGTGTAATTTCCGATGGGTATACCGTGTCCGGGAGAACTATGGTATGAGTCGATTACCAAATGGATAATACCAAGTGCCTTTTTATCCTTGATTTTCCGACTTAAAAAGGATTTTAGCTTGTCATGTGGGATTGACGGATAGAACTTGTGAATGTCCATCTTCACGCAGTATTTCGCGTGCTTGATGTCCCTTACGGTCGCTCGTTCCACTCCCTTGGCGGCGCGGTCGATACCCCTGTTGGGGATATTCGCACAGCTCCAATGGTAAGAGGATTTCATAATAAGCGGTTGTAGCACCTGCACGATTGCATGGTGAGCGCACTGGTCGGGATAGAACGCCGGAATCTGCAACTCCCGCTCCTTGCCCGACAGACCGTCCTTTATGATACGAGTCCGATACGGAGAGGTGAAATCTAAACGAACCAACCGCTCAGACAAGTCTTTCACATAAAAGTCAAGATTGTTTATTACTTTCATAACATTCTTGCGTTTCTTCTTATGTTTTGCGGCATTGATGATAGCCAGTCTGCAATTTTCTTCCGAAACTATCTGTTCGTATAGGAAACCAATTCTTTTCATGCTTTTGTTTCTTATAGGGCTTTCAAGAGACTTACTAACCCTATCCCTCCAAACTATTTTTTACCAATGGGTACGGCGAGACAGTATCTTGTATAGGTTTCTGCTGTTTAACAAAAGTAGGCGCGACCCAATGTTCGAGTTCGAGTTGGACGAGTCATTGTTCAAATTAGCCGTAAAGAGACCACATTTCGAGCCATTGTTCCAATTACCGCCGTGTTTGAAGACGCGCTTTTACTGTTCGCCTTATGAAGTTCTATCTGTTTTGTATCGACCCACTTATGCGGGGGAGAAAATCCCCCGCACCCCCTTAGGAGGGGATATAAAGCAGGCGCGACCCAAGGTTCGAGTTCGAGCTGGACGAGTCAAAGTTCAAACTAGCCGTAAAGAGACCACAGACCGAGCCATAGTTCCAAGCACCGCCGTGTCTGAAGACGCGCCAACCAGTAGAAGACCAACAAGCGTCACAATCGTAGGTCGTTTCGCTTCCGCTACCTGCGGCAGACGGGAGCATGACATGAGGATTACTACCAGTGTCAAGCCCCTCCTGTGTGATATAACTGGAAGACCAGTTCGTTGCTCCCTTAAAGGAGAGGGCGGTGTAGTTCGTAGTGATATCGTCTGCGTACTTGGACGGGTCATTGCACACATAGTAAGTGCCGTTGTTCCAGTTGACACCATCAACCAATTCCCAAACATTACCCCACAGACCCTCGATACCGCGCCAAACTACATCAACCTTACCGTCTGTCCCGGCAGGTCTACCCGTGAGACCACTGACATTATTACAAGTGCCTGTACTGAGGGCAGAGCTGTTGCTGTCGCAGTAGCCGCGCCCAATGACGGACTGCACATTGTTGTTGGCAAATTCCACGAGAATCAACATCTGAATTGCGGAGAGTGCGGCAATGTCGATAATGCCCCAACCCGTACCCTTTGCTTTCGCATTGGAACGCATGGTCGCTCTCGTCTGATTTACCAACGGGCTTACGCCGGAAGCGGACTTGTTACCGCTCGTGGTCTTATAAGCACCCACATAGAGATAATCCTTTGTCACACCGCCGTGATTGAACGCGGGGTGAAGCGTGAAGCCGCTTGTGGCTTTATCCGCAATCTTGAGATATTCCACATTTCCACTACGATAACGGCGATACCAAAACTTAGGGATTTTCACCATTATATCACCCGTGGACAGGGTTTCACGGACAATGCCGCTCCAAGGATAGCAGTTGTTGAAGTCACTCGAACCCGCCGTTGTGCCTACGGTGGCTTTGGCGGTCTTACCGACAGCAGAATCCGTTCTCGCCCAAGCGGGAGAGGTAGCAGTAATGTCACGACTGATACCATAGATTTTCACGAAAGACAGTTCCACGCTACGAGACTGCCCGGAGGAAGTGATAGATACTGACTTAGAGTCTGTATCAGAGCCGGAAACTGCCTTTACTGTCCATGTGCCGACATTATGCACTTGGAAAGTGTGTTTGCCGGAGGTATTAGGAGCGGTGTACTTTGTACTCCCGCACTCACAGGTACAAGTTGCACCTGCGGGGTAGGTGACAGCGATAGTAGCCGTAAAGTAGTAATAGGTTGCCGTGTAGTTCGAGGTCGTACCTGCCACAGAAACTTTCGGTGTAGTGTTATCCGGCTTACTGTACCCGTCCTCCGCGCCATACTCGATATGGTAGGTGTGACCGATAGGAACGACAAAGGAAGTCGTTTTCTTCGTTTTGGTGAGCGTTGCCGACTGCGTAGAAGCGGACTCCGTTTCATCGACACAGGTGACTACCACACTGGAAAATGCGGAATCATCATCAATAGAAATGGTGACATTGGCGATTTCACCTGCGGCGGGGGTAGCGTCCGCTCTGTTCGCCGCATTGCTCGACAGGTTGTAAACACCCTGTACGGAATACGGGAACGCCGAAAAGTAATACTTCTTTCCCTTGGTGAGTCCGTTCACCGTAAAGGGCGTGTTGATATACGCACCGAGATTGGTGTTGTTTACCACGAGCGTTCCCTCAGAGGGTTTGGTCGGATAACCAGTATCGCTCATGCGAATCATTACACCGCCCACAGAACAAATCAGATTGTTGTTCGCGTCATAGCTGTCGGCGGGTTCTTGGAACTTCAAGCCGATACTGGTCGCGGAAAGCGAGTATGCGATAAAGCTCCTCATGTTGTTCGGGGCTTGCCCGATTTTCTGCAACAGACTGTCAACAGTCCATTTTGCTTCTGCCCAAGACATTTACACTACCTCCTCTGTGATGTTTAGACCGTCTGCGCTAAATGTGATGGACTTAGTGTTTACGAGGGAATAACTTCCGTTTGACTCTTTCTTATAGAGCTTTTGCGTGATAACTGTATCGGAAGTGAACACGGTTTCGATTTTCTTGTTCCCTGCCGAGTCGATTTCCGTGATGGTCTTTCCATCGGCAGAGAAAGTAGTTGTACGGGGGTCAAAACCGTCCGTTTTGGTGTCGAGAGCAGTAATCTGATTTTGCAGATTTCCGGCAACATCTTCTCCGAGCTGACTCTTGACGAACTCGAACCAAGTCGTAAATAGTGCCTGTTGCTGACTCTCAAAGGTGTCCATTTCCGTGCGGTAATCGGTTTTAAGGGAGTTGATTACATTGTCTCCCTCCGCTTCCAAAGCAGTAATATACGCGGTAAAACCGTCCTGCTTGGTGTTCGCTTCGTCCTCAAAAAGTCCTTTCTGAGCGGTAAAGTAATTCTGAAATGCTTCATACAGGTCAGAACCGTTTTCTACCATCGACATAAGGGTATTGAGAGCTTCGTTCATACGGTTCGCGTCTCTCGCACCAAAAAAGGACTTTTCTTTGTTGCTGTAAGCGGTCACATCTTGGAACGATACTGTACCGTCCTCATTGGTGATGGTGTTGTACCGTTTTAGACCGCTCCACACAGCGTCCGTATAATTTACGGGTAAAAGTTCCCATGCCATTTACAGGTCTCCTCCTCTCATTCCAAAATTCCAAGTGAACATTCTTCTCCCCTCAGACTCATTGGTAAGTCTGTCGTAGAGGTCAAGTATGGCGCGTTCCAACCGATTCAGCTCTGCAAAATCCATTGTGTTACCGTTTGCTACATAGGTCGGAGGATTGCCATACGACCTCTTGAGAGTTTTGTTGTTGATGGTTTTCAGATTTTCCTCAAGCTGATTGATTTCGTCAGCATAGAAGTAATCCGAATAGGTACGGTCAGCACCGAGGGAGACGATAGAGAACTCATCGTACATCTTGAGAGCCAACTCACGCAGATAGGTGAGATTGTTTTTGATACGGTTGAAATCGACCGCATTGAACCTATCTCCCGTATATACCCCATCGGAGGGGTTTGTGACACCGTACCAGTCTGTTTTAGGCGTTGTCCATGCCATAACTAACCTCCTGTTCTACGAGCCGTGACCTTACCCGCAAAGCTCTGATTGAAAATGATGGTGTGGCGGTAGATGTTTACTTTCATATCAGACTGGAACTCGTTCTCTTGATAAACAATATCGTTCACATCAATTTCGGGATTACCGCGAGTGTCGTACTCGTACTCAATGCCGGACTGATAATAGTCACCGAGCCAGTCCGCGAGGTCTTGCGCCATTCCCATATCGGAAATGAGAGGGTTTTCCCACTTGATTGTTTTTCCTCGATTGTTTAGTGTTTTGGTGGCGTACCGTTCCACGATTTTGTAGCGATACCCCGAAATTTCCAAGCGGAAAGTACCTGTCCGAGTGAATTTTACAGTGATGTAATAGTTACCCGACTCCAAGATGGAAACGCCACCCGACTGGTTTTCCAGTGCGGCAGAAAATCCATAGGAGGGTTCGCCAACGAAAAAGGTCTCTACATCACCCGCTGTGACCGTGACTTCTTCACTGACAAGGTTCTCTTGCTGATTGCCCGTCTGATAGCTGTAGCAAGGAACGATTATCTCCTTGACAAGCTCCTGCTTGATAGCTTTCGGGGAGGAGGTCATATCTGTGCGGGTCATAGTGAAATCCGTAATATCGCCAAAGCTGAAATTATTCAGCACGATACGGCTATACGGTTCGGCGGTCTTTGTGAACTCGATTTTCATAACATCGAAATCGTCAAAGTCCGTGTGAATGACCGTGTTCTTGCTGATTTCGTCAGCCCCGACCTCGTACTCCGTCACGAGCGTCCCATCATTGTAGGTTCGGATTGTAAAAGCTGCCGGAATCGAGTGTCCGAATACCAGTTTTACACCATAGTACATACAGGCAACTTCCTGTGTAAGCGTGACAACAGGGTTGGTGGTAAATGTTCCGTCTGCTTTAGACTGCACCGCTGACACAAAACCTGTATTCAGCGTGGCGTTTCCAAAATTGCGGGGTAGAAAGAACATCTTACCGTCTGCCGTGGTATAGTTCTGAGCAAAGGTGGCGTACTCGTCTTTGGCAGTACCGTCCATAATCTTTTCGACATTGGAATAGGTTGCTTCCGCATTTGCACTTGCCGCCGCTTCGGGAATGAAGTTCGACTTAATCTGAATACCACCCATACGGGTCTGCGACAGCACACAACGACAAGCGTTTGCAATAATCTGTAACGCTTCCTTATGCTGAACACGAGGAATGGGGTTTTTGCTTTTCAGATTTTTCAACTGCGGGTCGATATAGTAATCGGTCAGTCCCGCGTCAGCCAATACCTCAAGAGCCAAATCGTAATAGCTCTTACCTGTACTGCGATACAGTCCCCTGTAGAACTCCGCGTCCATACTACGGAACACATCTTGACAGCGGATAGTGGCGGTGTAATCGTCCGACTCCCACTCCGAACACAACAGGCGGTTTCCGCGAATCCATTCGACCTCTCCTGTAGGAAGCTGATAGCCGTAATAGATTTCCATTTCCTGTCCTGTTTCAAGGAAGTTGATAGCAGATTTCGGGTTATCTACATTAAAGTAGTGGTCGTAGTTCTTGAGCTGTACCGAGAAATCAATCTGCGGCACATCTGCCCCGATGGGCGAGACATAGCTCTCAAGGGAAGAAGCCATTACGGAGTCATTGTAGTACACAAGACCGTAACCGAATCGGATAGAGTAGATACGCACCCGACTATGTGGGTTCTTCATACTGTAAACGACCAGTTTCACCGAGGTCGTATTTGTCAACACTTCTTCGGTACTGAACAGCCCCTCCGTATTATTGCGAAACTCGACAACCTGTCCGCTACTGCTCACCAAATCGAAATTCACAGGGTAATTCTCACCGAAATTGATGGTAATACCCTTGAAATCCGTAGCGGGAACATTGAGATTGATTGTAAGCTCGAACTGCGCTTGCGTGAGGAGCTTGTCGCTGATAATACCTGTGTCAAGGTAAGCATTGGAAGCGTTTTGCCTTGGGAGAAAGAACATCGTTCCGTCAACCTTGGTGAAATTCTCCTCAAGGGTAGCGTAGATGGTATCATCGGTCTTTTCGGACAGGATATTTGTCGAGTTGGAGTAATAGGCGAAATCGCCCTGCTCGACCTTTGCTTTCGCCTGTGCTTCTTGGTTGAGCAGACCGAACGAAATCATAATATACGCTCTCTCGCGGAGAGAGGATTTCATGCTCTCTTTATATGCTTTTGAAACCTTTTGCACAAAATCCCCTCCTTACTCTCCGCAATCAATCAGATTTACCTTGCAATTTCTGTAGTGTGTCGGTTTCCCGTTCTCATCGACCCAATAGGGTTCTGCGGTTCTATCGCCGCAGTACATTTTGACGGTCTTGAGGGAGTTCGACACAGGGTCGGTGAAAGTCACATATACGAAAAAATGACTTAGCACACTCAATATTTGCGCCCATTGGTCGGCGGTGAGCCAAGACCATTCAAGACCATCAATCTTGTACTGGTCTCGACCCACGCGCTGACCGACTACTGAGCCGTTGGCGTTTCTACCCGCGTCTACTACAGTAGTCACCGTGGGGCGTACTCCTCGCTTCGGAGGAGGTAGCTCATAACCATTGATTGCCAAATAAGCCATTCTCACCCCTCCTTATCGTGCGAATACATAGCCGTTGGCTTTTTTCTGAGTAGTAACCGCGTCATTGACAACACGGTTGCCAATCTGAACAACGGTCTGTTCCTGCTTGTCGGCTTGTCTACGCATATCGTCTGCCATCTGCGACAGGGTAGGTTCGATATACTCTCTGTAGAACTCCTCCATGCCCTCCTTGAAGCCCGTTGCAGTAACCGTGCTGTGTGCCGCCACATCAGCGGAAACAGACTGCGCGAACGAATCACTGCTGTAGTATTTCAGAGCGGAGGTGTCTACGGCAAAGCTCATGGTCGGGCTTACGCTTGTAAACGAGTTCGCCCAATCCGTCACAACGCCCTTTGTCGTACCGCCAAGGTTGGCGATACCGAGGTTGTAGCCGAGAACGGTGTCCTCACCGATACGCATAAACCGCTTAGACGGAGAGTTGGAGTCCAACGCCGCTTTGTATGCCGCCGCCGCGTCATTCGCCCAACGCCGCATATACGGTCTTGTCGTATCGTAGAAATCGTTGATACCGTTATTGAAGCCGCTGATAACATCTTTTGCAATGTCATAGAACACCTTGTAAGAGACAATTCCCGTAAAAGCGTTCTTCACAGTGTTCGCAAACGACACCATACCACTCTTAGCCGTAGCGTAGTTATTGGTGATACCGTTGTTGAAACCGCTCACAATATCCTTGGCATAGCTGCCGAATGTCGTTCGGTTGATTGCACCAAAGGACGCGGAGGTAAACCAGTTCTTGAGGTTGGAAGCCCAAGAAATGAAGCTCGACTTACAGGTTGCGGCGTTGGTGTTCAGCGAGTTCTTGAACCCGTCCACCAGTGTTTTCGCCGCATTGGAGAAGTCAGAGGACTTCGACTTAATGCCGTCCACAAAGCCCGTCACGAGCTTCTGACCGACCTCTTTCATGTTCGCGAACATACCCGTGGACAGTTCAACATTACTGTTGCAGAGCGTTTCCATTTCGGTAAGGAAACCCTTATACTGTTTGAGCAGGTCGATTGCCGTTTTCAATTCGGGTACAGCCAAGTTCAGCTTTTCGTTAAGGGTAGTGGTTTGGTTGTAAATGTTCTCTACATCGTCTGCCAGTTTCTCAACAGGGTCTTGCGTAAACCAACCGATGATTGTGTCAATGGTCGCGCTCAGTCCGGCAATAGCTGAAACCTTTGTGTACCGAACGACCTCACCTGCGAAATCCGTCATAAAGTCAACGAAATCGCTCATGTTGTCGGACAGCGTAGGCAGTTTGCCGTTAAGGTCGTTGAGGGCGGGTGCGAGGTTGTTTCCAAGCTCATCTGCGGTAGCGACCAAGCTCTCACAGAACAGCACGAACGCCGCCGCCAGTTCGACAAGCAGAGCCGTACCGAGTCCGATAGCCAACGGGAGCAGACCTGCACTTGCGACCGTAGCCGCACCAAGAGCGGCAGTCACCACGCCGATACCGACAAGCAGAGCCGTACCGAGACCGATAGCCGTTGCAATGGTTTCCCCGTTATCGAGAACGGGTTGCCATGCTTGCCCGATTTCGTCCAAGCCCTTACCGATAGCCCAAATCTCTACGAGGAACAGCCCCGTTGCGATACCCAACTCTGCGAGAATTGCAGTACCGAGAGCAATGTTCACGATGAGAGGTGTACCGACAGAACCGAGCAGAGCGGTCACAATACCGACAACCGCTAAGATACCGATACCAATACCCATAGCCGCTAAGACCGTGCCACCGTTATTGATAACAGGTTGCCACGATTCACCGACCTGTGCTAATCCCTCACCGAGCAAAATGATTGCACCTGTGATGAGAAGTGCCGCCGCCGCGACTTCCGCGACAATGACGATACCCATACCGAGGTTTTTTGCAAGAGAAGTGAGGTTCGGGGACAGTTTTGTACTGACCGTGGTATCGAGGGTTTCTGTTGCTGTTGCAACGGTCGTGACTGCTTCGGAAGCCTTACCGATAGTAGCGACCTCCTTGAGCTTGGAGAACACATCTAACGCCATAGCGAGACCGCCGAGAACTTCCAGTGCGCCGATAATCAGCGTCACCTTATCCACGCCGCTCCAATCGCCCTGTTTGATTGCGTCCCAATTCGCGCCAATCTCCGTGATGATGGAGGTAAAGCCTTGGATAGCCAGTCCCCATGCCGCCACCTTGAGGTTGCCCGTAAACACGCCGATACCGATTGCAATATTGGTGAGACCTCTGATAGCGGTATTGGCGTTGTCCCAATTTACACCGCTTTCGGAAATGTCTTTGATTGCAACAGCGATTTCACCAATACCCTGTACGACCTTGAGCGCACCGCCAATCTTGAGATTACCGAGGATAATCAAGCAGTCACCGATTGCACCCGTGAACTCACTAATCATACCGACAACATTTTGGAATGTTGCGCCGTTCTCAAGGAAGTCTTGGAAATATCCGATGAACTCATTGAGGTCGGACAACAGCCCAAGTGCGCCGAGTCCTGCCCAACCTGCGCCGAATCCCTTGAACGAGGTAATATACTTCACGAAATCGGCAACACTCTTTGCGATTTTCCACGCCGCGAGACCTGCGCCGATAGCTCCTACCGTCAACAGGATTTTTCCAAGGCGGGTATCGAACAGGTCAGCCCACGAGTCGATTTCCTTGTTCAGACCGAGCCATTCTTTCATTTTCTGAACAATCTCATCGACCTTTGAACTGATAGCACCGTCAAGGAAATCGTAGGTCGGCAGGTCGAAACCAAGACCGCCACCTCCAATGTCACCGATACCACCCGCGCCGCTCCCGCTTGTATCTTCGGGAGGAGAGATAATGTTCAGTTCATCAATACCGAGCAGAGCGTTTTTCAGCTCTTTCGCCTTTTTGGTAGCGTCACCAAGACCGTCCCCGATGTCCTGTGTACTGTCAGCGACTCCCCCGACAGTTGCGCCGATACCGCTGTAATCAATTTCCGGCAGTGCAAATCCGAACAGACTTGCAATGGCATTTGCGATAAGCCGAATGACCTTTGCTACGGCAATCGCATACGGCAGGATAGCATTCAGAGCGGGGATAAAGATATTACCGATTGCACGGGCGCACTGAGTAACCTGTGCTTGCAGGACGCGGAGTTGGTTCGCGGGAGCGTTCAGCGTTCTCGCTATATCGCCCTGTGCGGTTGTTACCTGCGTCATAATCGCGTAGTAACGCAACTCCGCTTTCTCAGCCTGTGTCATAGCCGAGACTTTCTTCTCGATACCGAGGGTGTATGCTTCCTGCTGTAGACGAGCCACAGACAGGTCATAACCGAGTCTACGGAGCGGTTCAAGCTCACCTGCGATACCCGACTGTAGCTTTTGGAACGCTTCCTCGAACGGAATGTTAAAGAACGAGGAAATGTCATATCCAAGCTGAGTCAAGTTTCGACTCATTGTGTACGCTCTATCGCTTGCCACGCCGAAACCCTTGGTAATCGTCATAAATACGCCTTGGTTTCTCAACCATTCGGCGGGGTCGATACCAACGATTTCACTGACGTGCTCTGCGTACTCCTGTGCCGCGCTTGCGTACTCGCCCATAGACGCGGTAAACAAGTTCAAGTCCTCGACATACTGGTTGGACTTGTTGATGAATCTCGCCAATACGGAAGCCGCTTTTTTTACCGCTACGATAGCAATACCGATTTTCGCGGCGAGGTTCACATAGCTTGTGGACGCTCTGTCATTTGACTTCGACAAATTGTTTGTACTGGTAATCAGCTTTTGGATTCTTGCCGGAAACGCCGCAAAACCGCTCGAAATGGCTTGCATTTGCGTAGCAAGAGGGGCGAAAGCGTCTGCCAACTGTTGAACCTGTGACGCAAGTTCCCCGATGTTTACTGTCTTTAGAGACTGCATGAGGGCGGGGATTTTACCAAGCTGAGTCACAAACGAGGTAAGATTGTTCTTACCCATCTGAGAGAGCGGAGAAAGGGCAGATACCAGTTCGGAAATCTGTGTTCCCAACCCGCCGATGTCCACTCCGTTGAGACCCTGTACCGCTTGCGGCAATCGCTGTAGCTGAGAGATAAAGCTGTTGAGGTTCGACTTACCGATAGTGGAAAGCGGGGTAAGCGCGTCTGCAAGCCAACCAAGCGAGGAAAAATCAGTCCCATTCAGAGACCGTACCGCCGTCCCAAGGTTGGAAATCTGATTAGCCACAGAGGACGAGAGCTTGAGGTTTCCGCAAGAGGAAAGTGCCTGTAAGCCCTGTGCCATCTTGTTCAGATTATCCGCATTGGTGGAGCTGATACCGTTCAGTGCGGTATTCAGCGTGGTAAGCTGTCTTGCCACAGCGGTAAGACCAACTCCACCTTTGGTAGCGGATTTTACTTTACCCAAAGAAGAAGCAAGCGCGTCTAATTGCGCCACGGCTGATGTGGCACTCGATTGTACTTCAAGTTCTAACTGCTCGATTGTAGTAGACACGGTTCTCACTTCCCTTCAAATTTCTTGTTATGCTTCGCCATAAAGCCCTCGATAAGTGCTTTGCCCTTATCGTAGATTTTCTTGTCCTTTTCTTCCTGCTGATACTCAGCCTGTTTTTCTGTGATAGCGAACGGTTCTGACAAGTACGGAGCAGGTTTCGTACCCTTTTTGGCAAAAGCATGGAGCAGAGGTGACACACGGGACAGAGCTTCGTAGAAATACGCACCCTGTAACCACATTTCTTGGTTTTTTCTGCTCGTTCGGAGTTCTTCCGCTTTCCGATAGAAAATCACCAATCGGCAATCCTTATCCCAATACTGTTCTTCGGTCATGCCGAGAGACAGATAGTACGGAAAAAGCTCCTCAAATTTCTCTCCGTAAGAGTGGAGGGGAGCAGTGGCAGTAACACCACCACTCCCCTCAGTGGAGGACAGCGGGTCACTCACCAAGTCGCTGTCCAGTTCAAGTTTCCCTTGCTTTCTTCGGGTTCTTCAACGAGGGTCATAATCGGTTCGTTATACATTTCTGCCAACTTACCGATAAGCTCCTCTTTCTTGGTGAGCTTAGAATAGATTGTGTCAATGGTGTCCTGCTTCACAAAACGATGGTGAGCGAGGAACGCACCTGCGAACAGTGCCGGGAGGGTACTCATGGGCTTTTCGGTAATTTCAGACGCGATAAAACCCTTTTTCTCCATTTCCGCAACGGTTCTGCGGGTGTATTCGAGGGTGTATTCCTTATCCTCGAAAGTGAAAGTCAACTGTTTACTCATTGTTCTGTCCTCCTAAATTTTCTTTTACTCTGCCACAGTGATAGGGGTAGACGGTGCGATAGTGACGGTCATATCAACGACCTCATTCACGCCGCCGCCAACAGGGAACGCGGAAAGCTGACCCTTGAACTCGAACTTGCCGTCAGAGCCAGTGGGAGTCAGTACGCCGCCAGTCTCCTCGCCACCAAACCACACAGCATAAGACTCCTCCTTGCCCTCAAGAGCCTTGAGCTTGGTAAAGTCAGCCTTGGTGTAGTTCGCGGTGAACTCAAGCGCGTCAAGGGACTGAATACCGGGGATATAGGTCTGCATTTTGTCAGACAGGGTAGTGGTCTCCAACATCTCCGGCGCACCGCCGAGGTCGGGGAAATCCTTAATGTCGATAACCTTTTCGTAGGTTCCACCTGCGGTGGCTTTCTTCATAAGGAAAATCTTATAGGTGGAAATAGCCATGGTTTTTACCTCCTGTAAATTGTTTTATTTTTGGATATTACTGCCCGGTAGCGTCCGAGCATACGATAAATGGTCGCTTCATCTTGGTTTGGTACGGGTTCAAGCATTGTCCGGGTGAAGTTCAGTTCCAAAAGCAGTTCGTCAACGAACGCCGCCAGTGCCTTACACTCCGCTTTTTTACCCGATGTCTTATTGGAGTAGACATTTACCTCGTAGGTCACAGCCACATGATTTTCGTGTCCCTCCGTGGTCTGAGAGTTGCGAAATGTGGCATTGTCTATCTCAACAATGGAGATAAAAGGAAACGAGGAGGGTGACTTGACATATTCGCTCATAATGAGCAGGTCGGGACATTTCTTCTCGAACGCCGCATAAACCTTTTCCGATACTTCGTCAAAAATATCGTCTTCCATGTCAATCATTGAAACACCTCCCTCGCTATCTCTGCGATTTCATCACACACGGTCTTTACGGCGTTATACATCGGCATGGTAGCAGGTGCGCCGTGAGTCAAGCGTAATTTACCGTCCTCATAGAACCCCCACACATCTTTCTTACCCATGCCCTTGCCGTAGCCGCCAATGGTGAACCCCAACTCTGACCCTTTCGGGTGGGGAGAAGTACCCACCGAGCCGTTGTAATGAACACCCGCGCCGAACTCAACCCAAACTGCGTCCTCACCTCGCGCAATAACGAGAGTGGTATTGTCGCGTTGGTCGATACTCACATCGACCTGTGCGGTACGCTGACCGCCTTTCAGTAAATCATCAACGACAGCTCCCGCAAATCCGTCCCGTGACAGCTCCGCAAGCCGTTCCGCTACCCGCTCTCGTAAGAGGTCGGTCTTACGGATAATATCCTGCTTATACTGTTCCAGTTCCCGCATTGCCCTGTCGATGTCACGCACAGACAGCCCAAATCGAATAATTTTTTTACCCACTGACCGTCACCTTGCTTATGGCGATTGATACGCTGTTCAGACTCTTTGCAACCTTTTTCACTACATAATCGTGCGGAGTAATGACTTTGCCCTCATCGTTTGTAGCAAGAGTACCGTCAGCATTGAGTGTCGGCAGAGTATCGACCCATAAGACGGAATACTCGTCAATAGGCGGCGTAATGAAATCCATCACAACTACCTTGTCATAGGACTCATTCTCACCGAACTGTCGCGTCTGCGTCTCGCCTTTTGCGGCTGAGATATTAGCGTGTCCCTCGATGGGATTACCATGAATGACCTTGTACTGACCTGTTTTTCTACCTTGTTCGTTAAGGATAGGTTCTCTGCCCTCGTATAGAGCGTAGTAAAACTTCACCTTATTTCGGTTCATGCACCTCATCGAATCACCCCGCAATGTGGAGTGACCGCCTTGAGCATAGACGCGGGAACATCGGCGTTCTCATATTGTCGCGTAATACCGTTCTCCGTGTGGGAGGTCTGCCCCTCCGCGCCACGCTTGTTCAGCATATAGGCGGCAATTTCGATTTGCAGGTACTCGTACTTGGTTGGAACTTCGGTCACAGTATCGTCATACGGAAAAGCCTTAGTGATGATTTTATTGCCCGACAGCTTGAGATAGGTGGACAACACTTCGTCCGTGTCAGAAGTACCGACCATAGCTTTCAGAGCCGCCAGTTTTTCAGCGTCAGTCATGTTGCCCACCTCCGTTTCATCAAGCAATCGTGTACCAACCCTTGTCCTTAGGATTATCGCCAGTGGCAGGAGTCACCGCGATATAGCCGTTGCCGACTTTCTCGTAGTAAGTCTTGTCCTTGGACGCGGTAGTATCGGTGGACGGGGTAGCCGTACCCTTGAAAATCTTCACGCACTTGGTCTCGTCCGTCAGCGCGGGGAGATAATACTTGCGGCTGATGATGGTGTTCTTACGAGTGTTCGCGTCACTGGAATCGCGGGGAGGAGTCTCGACCTCGACACCCTTTTTGTTGAACAGGGTGACAGCTTCACGAGTACCCATGATGATAGTGCCGGACACAGCGTCTTTCTTGGTGTAGATGTTCACACCTGCCACAGTGCCGATATAGCCAGTCTTGGCGAACGCTTCAACATACTGCAAAGTGTCTTTCAGTGCCTTACGCAGAGTAGCCACATCAGCAGAGCAGACGAACGCAAAGATGGACACACCCTCAAGGTTCTCAAGGTTCAGCACGGACTGAGCGTCTGCAAAGCAGTCAAAGTCCAGTGCGGTAGTGACAACCACCTGCGTTGCCTTGTTGAACTCAGTGAAGATGTCCGCATTGACCGTGTTGAACATATCCGTACCCATGTGGCGAACGCCCACGGGAACGAGCATGGGGTCGGTCATTTCCTGCTCGTCATAATACTCGAAACGGTTCTGAGCAAGCAGAATACGGTACTCCTCCGGGGTGTAGGAAACCTCGATGGACTGAGTATTGCCCTCACCCATACCGAGCTTCTGAGTGCCGTTGGTAGCCTTGTAGCGGTTGATTTTGCGGAGCATACCCGCCGTACCCACCAGAGAGTTATCAACAGTACAGAACTGTTGCAGGTCAAGGTGGGAGTTATACTGGTCTTCAACCTCGTTAGAGAGGTAGAAATTATCGTAAATCGTATGAGCCATTATTCTTTACCTCCTGTGTAAAGTTCTTTATATTCCTCCGCGTGTTCCTGCGAAAACTTGAGACGGTCTTCGGGGGACATTTTGCGGAGCTTTTCCAATGTCATAGTCTTGCCGTCCCCATCGGGGGTAGGTTTCGGAGTATCTTTCAGAGCTTCCGCACGAATCCTCTTTTCAAAGGACGCGAGGTGCTTCTTCTGATTGGCAAAGACCTTTTCCAAATTGCCGTCTGCCATAGCTTCCGCTGTCTCGTCAGCCAAACTTTCCTCATAGCCCAACGCGACCAACTTTGCCTTGTTCTTGGAGACTGCGCTCTCACGCAGGAGCTTGTTGTACTTTTCCTCAAGCTCGTCACGCTCCTCCTTTTCTTTCAGCTTGGCGGCTTCGTCCTCAGAGAGCTTATCCCTCAGTTCCTTTTTCTTCTCAGCCAGTTCGGAAGCAGTCTTGTCAAACCGCTTCTTATCCACATAGCCGGAATAATCGGGGTCGGGAATGTCAAATGCTTCCAAAGCCTTGAGCTTATCCTCTGCGGACATTTCGGCGTAACCCTCAATTTTACTTACATCAATCTTTGCCATAAAATATTCCTCCTTGCGTTTTTACGGGTTCTCTCCCGTTATGGTGCGATTTAAGGTTTCTCTACCTATTTGCGATTAAAGTCTTCTCTGACTATCTCAAACGGTCAATGCCGCCTAAAATCATTTACCGTCCCCACTGTTATTTGTATTCGGGTCGGGAGTTGGGGTCTGCTCAATCACTTTCGTCTGTTCCTGCTCGTAATACTTCACACTCATTGCATAAGCGCGTTCTGGGTCAATGAACAAGCCGGAATGTTGGAAAGCGAGAAGCGGGTGGATTTTCGGGTTATCGAGCATGGTCGTAAGCACCTGCGACTTGCTCTGAATGTTCTCGTAATTACGGCGGGTGAACTGCAACTCAATGTCCTTGAGGGCAATATCGAAATCACTCAGCTCACGGCAGATACGCAACACGAGCTTGAGCATTTTCTTCTCAGCCTTTTTGAACATATTCTCGCTGTCCTTTGCCCTCGCTTCGGCAAGAGACCAACCGTCTCGCAGAAGTACCGCCGCGCCCGTGTCGCTCGTGGAGCTGCCACCGTTACGGTTCGGCATACCGCAAATTGTGAGAATGGAATTGTAGCAATCCTCTTTCAAGGTCTGCGTCTGTGTCTGATTGAGGTCGGTCGTGACAACTCCCACATCGGCGTTCGCACCGTCCACAGATTTCACCTTGATTGCACCGAGGGTAAGAAACTCCTCGTACTCCTCTTTGGTGATGTCACAGTTGATGAACTTGATAAACGCCTGTACCACCTGCTCAACACCGTCCATGCGGTTGGAGGTGATATTGTTCATCGTATCGAGGAGGGGAAGAACAATCTCAAACGAGCCGAGCCGAGCATTATTCGCCGGGTACTCGAAAATGGGAATCATGTTCAGTGCATGAGGAGTGGACTCTTTCAGAATACCGTCCTCCACGAGATAATAGCGGTTCTCCGTATAAATGGAGTAGCGTGTAATCTCGTTATCGCCCTTGCTGTACTTCACCGCCATAAGCGGCTTGTTGCCGATTTCGTTGGAATACACCACAAAGGTATCTCGCGGGTCGAGCGTATACAGCTCAAACGGGGACTCATCTTCCTCGCCCCGTGCGTCCGGCAGAACCAGTCGGAACGCTGTTCCGCAAATCATCTGCCATTCCACAATCTCTTGGTCTTGGGACGCTTTATCCTCCGCGAACATCAGCTCATTTAAGCGGGTAATCGCCGCCGTAACGGACTCCTCGCCGCTCTTGCCGACATATTGAATAGGTTCTCCGCACAGATACCCGACCTTAAAGGACACGATTTCATTCGCACGGTTTTCTACAATACGATTGCAGATTTCCGGGCGAACCTCCTTGGTGCGGTTCAAAATCGGTTGCTTACCCTTGTAGTAGTCCCACAGGTAATCAATCTCAGAGCGGTTCAGAGCGTGAATGGACAATGCCTTGAGCAACACTTCCACGACATTCTCATCTGTGATTTCGGTGACGCTACTCTTGATAACTCTGCGCCCGAACATCTGACGAGTCTCTGCCACGGGCTTGGAAGTGTCGATTAAATTTCCCACATTTGTCCCTCCTCTCTGAAAAAGTAAAATGGCGCACGACCGCCGAGAACTTTCGTTCCCGCGCAATCATGCGCCACTCAAAACAATCTATTTCTACACTTACAATTATAGCATACTAATTCGTAAAAGTCAATGTTCTTGTTCTTCTTTTGCGAATTATATGTGGAAAACTTTGTGGAAAATGTGAATTACCATGGGCGTTTGAATACCTCGACTTTCTGACCGCTCAAAGATTGCGCGTATTCGGCAAGCATAGCCATTCCATCGGGTACATCATCATGCTTATTTTTACCTGCGACAGTATAGGAGCAAAGCATATCCATCATCTTACCGTAGTCCGACTTTCTCTGATAGAGGGAAGCGTCCTTGAACAGACAATGCTCCCTGACCCATGCACTGTTGACGATGATTTTCGTCTCCTTGTTGGCGGTAGTGAACTTGGTCGTGATATGTGTAATGCCGTTTTTCTTCTTGACCTCCTCCTGTATCTTCTCAGCCACGCGCCGACCTGCGGAGTTGGACTCAAAACGGCAGGATTTGACCTTATCCCGCACAAGGATTTCCACCAACCGAGCGTCCACGATGTTCGGCAGTCCGTTATCGCATACACAATCGTCAATATAGTAGTCCTGTCCATACACATACGCCACGGGCAGGAAAGCGTAGTCCGCGCCCTTGTCCTTGGTGTCGCAGATACCGATAATCGCGTCTGCGTCCTCTTTCGGCAGGTCAAAGTATCGGCGTAGCTCGTCCGGCGAATAGACCAAGCCCTCACGCTCAATCGGTTCGTTCATATACAACGCCCTCCACGAAACATCGTCCATAATGCCCCGCTGTTCGCGGTAGAACTTGGTGGAGAACCCGACCCCGTAGGCATAGTCAAAGTTGGACTCATCGTTTTCGTCCATAGCAGGAACAACAATGAACTTTGCCCTGCCGCTGTCCATATACTCCCGCTCCAATCGACCGATAACATCATGCACCGACCATCGGGTAGCGATATGGAGTTCCTTACAGTGGTCTCCGATTTTACGCTGTCTCAAGTCCGTGGTGTAGGTCTCCCACAGCTTGTCAAGACGCTCCTTAGAGAGAGCGACCTCGATACCCGACACCAAATCGTCACAGTAGAGGAGAGTGGCGGCACGATATAGACCCGCGTTGCCCGTACCAATGGAGGTGAACTCCAAGGTTTCAAAACGCTGTCGCTTGTCAAGGTCGATACGACAATCTTTCGCGTTCGTGTTGGAGACCTGTATATCGGGAAATACATCGTGCCACAGGTAATCACCATTCGCGTCAAAGATACGCAAGCACTCGTCATACACACCGCGCACGAATGAGTTGGAGTGAGAACCCGTCAGCATAGGTTCGTTCGGAATCCTGCCGCCGAGCCAAGTAAGGTAGAAGATAGCGAGGGTGGTTTTACCACTACCGGGCGGCAGACTGAC